TCAGGGCTTTGACGCCAGCAGGGCGGCCGTGCGGGCAGAGAGGGCGGCGGCAAACTGGCGCTTGCTGTCGGGGAAGGTGTGCTGGTAAACGCGGTCGATCATGGCTGTGGAGCTGTGCCCCATCAGTTCCGCCATGTAGCGGGGCGGGACGCCCAGAAGCAGACCGACGGAGGCATAGTAATGCCGCAAATCATGGAAGCGGAAGGACGGGATTTTGAGCCGTTTCAGGATATGGGGCCAGCGCTGGGAGATCGCGCTGTGGGTGAGCTCGGTGACGTGATCGCCGGGACAGCGGGCGAGGATCAGATCGGTGAGGCTCTTGTCGCAGGTGATCTCACGATATCCGGCGTAAGACTTGGGCTGCTTGAGCGTCATGCCGTTCTCGCCTGGGACGAGGGCCTTGTTGATGCGGATCGTGCCGGGGGAGACGTCGGTACGCGGATCGAGGGCGCAAATCTCACTGAGGCGCAGGCCGCACTGTGACGCCAGCAGGAACGGAATCTCCATGGGCCCGTCTTTGACGTCGGCGTAGATCCGCTTGATCTCGTCCTCGGTGGGTACGCGGATATCCGGGCGCTTTTTGGCCGGCAGCGTCAAATCGACGTCCAGCCGGGGCGCGAACATATTTAGTGTGGCGGTGAGGAGGCCGGCGATATTGCGGACGGTCTTGGGGCTGACGGACTCGGCCTCCTTGGTGACGGCGGTCTGCAGCAGCTCCGGCGTCAGAGCGGTGAGCGGTGTCGCCGCGATCGACCGCAGGTGGTTTTTGGCAATGCTCCGGTAGGCGGGCAGCGTGGACGGGGACAGAACGGCGGCCTTACTGTCGATATAGGCGTCAAGGGCCTGCTGCAGCGTCTTGACAGAATCGCGGGCCGGCGCCTCCTGCGGGTCCATGGCGTACTCGGCGGCGAGCTTCTCGGCCGTGCGCTTGTCCGGGCCGGTGAATGACTTATAGACGCGCTTTCCGTCCTTCTTACCGACGTACAGCTGCACGCGCCAGGAGCCGGAGGGGAGCTTGCGGGCGTTGGGCATGGGATCACATCCTTTCGGAATCCAAACACGGGGTATTTGCACCGTCAAGAAAGGATGATATAATAAAGGCACGGAATGAGCCTCCACTCTTTCGTTACCTTTCTTCTTGACGGTTTGGGGAAACCATCAGACGGGGAGAGCCCGCAGCGTTGACGCCGCTGCGGGCTTTTTCTATTTGTACTGGGGATCACGGCCGGTGCGGGCGTCATAATAGCCGACCTTATAACCTTCTTCGTAGCCATCGTCAAAGGCATAAAGATTCGCGGCTTCAAGCCCTCGCTCGTGGCCCTCGTCGTAGCCTGCATCGAAGCCCGCTTCGTAGCCGACGCTGTAAGCGAGCTCGCGGACGTCGTTGACAGTCTGACGCTGTAGGAAGCCGTAGACGACCATAAGCACGAGCATAGCCAGGACGATCAGCCAGGGGCGCAGCTCGGGATCATCGTGCATAGGATCACTCCAATCCTCAAAATAATAGCAGGTCCAGTGTCCTTTTGTGGGGATAGTTGGCAAGCATACATGCAGAAAAAATGTTGTGCAGCGCGTCAATGGACGCGACCGGAAAGGTGCTGTATGATAAAACTACCCCAAACAAGAACGGACGTTCTAAAAACAGGAGGAGAGAGAACATGCGAATGGATGTTAAGGAAATCGCCGCGAGGATCGCGGCAAGCCCGGACCGCGCTGAGATCGAAGCGGCGCTGGAGGAGCTTTACGGGGAGCGGGATATCCGGCTGGTGGGGGACGAGACGCTGAGGACCTTTGTCCGGTTGGTCCTGCCGGAGCTGAGCCCCGGGACCTTCGGGAAGGGGCGGGAGCATGGCAAGCCCTGACCGCAGGTGGTATATCGCCGAGCTGCTGCGCATCCTGACGGAGGCGGATGACGAGGCGGTGGCCCGAATATGGCGCTTCGCCGAAGCGCTGACAACCAAATAGCAAGAAGGCCGGCCCTGATCTATTCGGGGTCGGCCTTCTTTTCTTCGTCGGCCAGCTTGCGGGCCATGTTGGCCAGCAGCTCCCACTCGGATTCATCCAGGCGGGCCAGGGTGGCGACGAGCCGCTTCTTAAAGCTGTCTGGCCGGTCGCGGAGGACAGAGGCCAGGAAGTCCGTGATCTCGTCCTCGCGGTCCTTCGGGGCGAGCATGGGGCCCTCGCCGGTGCGCAGCCAGGTCTCGGAGACGCCATAGACGCGGCAGATATCCGCGATCGTGCGGTCACTGAGAGAGCGCACGCCCCTTTCGTAATTAGCTATCGTTGACCGGACAATGTTCAGCGGCGTTCCGAACTCCTCCTGTGTAAGACCGAGGGAATCACGGAGCCTTTTAATTCTTTCGTTCATGTGGGACCTCCTTTCACTGTCATTATAGCGATGGAGGCGGAAGGTGTCAAGACAAAAATGTCACGGAGCAACGATGAACTATTGACAATCGTCACGAAGCATACTATAATAGTCACGACGAAACCTATTGAAGGGCCCTGTGGCAGGGGGGAGGTTGGACCGGATGGGGCGATGCCCCGCCCCACCCTTTCCGTCGCGGATGATAGTTCTCACCTTGCTGCAAAGGAGCAGGCCCGCCGGCGCGGGGGAGCTGCTCTTTCGGGGCACCGTTCTATGGCAAGGTTGCTGCGCCTTGTCCGTGGCGCTGCACTACTGCAGCTCTGTGGCAGCGGTTACCGAGAACCCAGGAAGAGGTTCATAAGGGCTTTGAAGACCTTCTTCATCAGCCCCACCTCCTTCCCGCCATATGGCCCTTACAGCATACCATGAAGCAGATCATTTAATCAATAGAGGAGGTGCACCATGAGCGAGAAAGCGAAAGAGACCCTGGACAAGATGGCGCAGGCGCTGAACGAGCTGAGCCCGGAGAAGCTGGAATACTTCTCCGGCTTTGCCGACGGCGTGGCGGCCGTGACCGTGAAGGCGGAGATCATCCCGCCGGAGAAGAAGGAGACGCCGCGAGAGAAGGAGGCTTAATCATGCCGAAGGTTTACCTGACCGAGGCGCAGAAGCGGGACGACGATTTCCGGAAGCTGGTGGCCGTAGGGCTGGCGAGCTCCGGCGTCAGGACGCAGAAGGCGCTGAGCGAGAAGATGAACATGAAGCCGAGCACCATGAGTGCGAAGCTCAAAAAGCCGGACAACTTCCGGCGGGACGAGCTGCGGGCCCTTTGCCGGGTGCTGCGGATCGATCCGGCCGAGATGGGCCGGGTGCTGTAAAGAGGGAGGCATATATGCTTAAGTTCGAGATCAATGACAAGCACGGCGGGAGGATGGACGCCTACGGCAGCCCGCAGGACCTTGTGGAAGACATGCTGCGGGCCATCAACTGGCTGTACTGTGAGTTTGAGGACATGGAGCCTGGCTTGGGCGATTACCTGCGGGGTATCCTGGGCGCGGCTGTGGAGGACGACGAGTACCCCTGCTGGACGAACGACCAGGACCGGCAGGGCGTGCGGATCGACCTGCCGGAGCGGGAGGACTGAGGATGCGCAACCATGTTTGCCTGTGCCGGAAGGCGCTGGGCTGGAGCCAGGAGACGCTGGGACAGCTGGCGGGCGTGTCGAAGTATTACATCGGCCAGATCGAGCGCGGGATATCCAGACCGTCTTATGATACGGCGGACGAGCTGAGCGACCTGCTGATGGTGCCCATGGAGGTGCTTTTCCCGACGGGGGAGCCGATCCATCCGAACGTAGAGGAGGCGCTGGTGATGGCGTTCCTGGCCGAGGGCCTGCGGGCCCGGCTGAGCCCGGAGCACCAGCGGGAGCTGAAGCGGCTGTATGCCGATATCCGGGGGAAGAAGCTATGAGGAAGAAGCCGAGCCCCAAGGAGTGCAAGGTGTGCGAGTGGCGGGTGCGGCGGTCTACCCACGGCGGCGATCCGCTGTGCAATCTGCTGGCGCGGACGGGCATCTGCCGGGTAAAGGAGCCGGAGCTGGTGGACGAGAACGGCGGCTGCAGGTGGTTCCGGCGTGACCTGACAATGGACGGCGGTGCCAAGGCGCCGGGGCGCCGGCGGTCCGTGCCGGTGGCGCAGATCGACCGGGAGGGCGAGGTCATGACGATCTATCCCTCGGCGCCGGAAGCGGCCAAGGCGACGGGCCTGAGCCTGATCACGGTGTACAATGCCGTGCACTGGCAAAAGCGCGAGGCGGCGGGGGACGTTTTCTCCGGCCGGCCGGGGCGGAAGGGCTTTACCTTCCGCTACATCAACGATGCGACGATCAAGGAGGCGTTGACGAGATATGACAAAGGACGTAACGACAGCCGTCTGCAGACGGTGTAAGCGGCGCTGGAACATCAGCAGGCTGCGCAAGGTGCCGCTGAGCGGCTATATCTGCCCGGAGTGCGCCGACGCCGAGCGCCGGCAGCAGCAGGCGCTGGAGCGCCGGACGGCGAAGAAGATCGCCGTGGCCTGCGCCATGGCTTTTGTGGCCGTGCTGCTGACCATGTGGGCGCGGGCGCAGGCTGTGGCGTGGCGCGGCAATACGGCATGGGGCGGCGAGGCGCTGGTGCCGGTGTATGTGATCGCGGCGTGGCCGGTGTGGAGGACGTTGAGGGACTGGGCGAGATCATGCCGCGAAGACTTACACATCTGAGCCTTTTCTCCGGGATCGGGGGCCTTGATCTCGCCGCTGAGATGGCCGGGTTTGAGACAGTCGGACAGTGTGAGTGGGCAGACTTCCCGACAAAAGTGCTGGAGAAGCACTGGCCGGACGTGCCGCGATGGCGCGATATAAGGACATTGACAGGAGACAACTTCTATGAGCGCACAGGACTACGAACAGTTGACGTTATTTCAGGAGGTTTCCCCTGTCAGCCGTTCTCCCTCGCCGGGAAGCAGCGAGGCAAGGAAGATGACCGTTACCTCTGGCCTGAGATGCTTAGAGTTATCCGGGAGCTGCGGCCCGCTTGGGTGCTTGGCGAGAATGTGCCTGGGATCGTCAATCTGGCACTCGACACGGTGTTGGCTGACATGGAAAACGAGGGCTACGCCGTCCAAGCGTTCCTTGTACCGGCTTGCGGTGTCGACGCCCCGCACAGACGGGAGCGATGCTTTATTCTGGCCAACGCCGTCAACAGGGGCGGCGCTCTGCGGCGGGACGGGCAACTGGAAGACGCTGAAAGCGATGGAGCGCAGGGGCCTGATAACAGAGGCCGAGCGGAAGGAGCTGTCCAAGGGCAACGGCGGCAAGACGAATCCGGCCCTGCTGGAGTGGTTGATGGGCTACGAGCAGGCGTTCACGCAACTGATCCCGACGCCGAGAGCAGCGGCCAGCCATGGGGGTTCGCTCGGAGCGTTCTATTCACAGACTGTTCATGTAGAGAGAGAGAGAGAGAGAGAGGCAGGGCGGACGGTACCGCCACCGCTTAGAGGAGCTGGTGGAAGTCACTCCGCTTGGGATAATTGGCCGTCTGAACCCGACGTGGATCGAGTGGTTGATGGGATACCCGACAGGGTGGACAGAGTTAGAGCGTTAGGCAATGCGGTGGTGCCGCAGCAGGCGTATCCGTTTTTTACCTGGATCGCCGAGATACTGACTGAGGAGGACGACAGATGATCTACACGACGATCCTCGGCGCGGACTATTACGACGCCGAGCGGGACTGGCTGACCCCGCCGAGGGAGCGGGACGAGGAGGAAGAGTACGTGCCAAACCACGACGATGCGGAGGGGCCAAGATGAGCAACAAGCAGGCAAGCATTATGATGAGCATCCGACCGACATGGTGCGCGGCGATTGCGGACGGGCGGAAACACGTGGAGGTCAGACGCACATGCCCCAACCGTGTTGTGCTGCCGGTCAAGGTGCTGGTCTATTGAACCAAGGCGACAACCCCGGACGAGGAGCTGCGGCGCACTTATGGTGACCACGGTGTCCTAAACGGCAAGGTGATCGGCGAGTTTATCTGCGACGAGATCAAGCAGTATTGGCCGGAGACGCCGGACTTTGACGAGCTGGCGCGGGAGAGCCTCGTGCCACTATCTGATCTGTACGCATATATCGGTCCGAGGAGCCTGCTGCACGGGTGGCACATCAAGGACTTTAAGCTGTACGATACGCCGCATCCACTGTCTGATTACACGGTGGACGGCGTGACGAGGATTGAGCGTGCACCGCAGAGTTGGTGCTATGTGAGACGCAAGGAGGACAAAAATGAAGATCATGACTGACAAGCAGTTTCGGGAAGAAATGGAGAAGGCGATGTGGGAGCGTGACCGTTTCCGCGACATAGGCGAACGGTGCGACCGGTTGGAGAAACGGATGTGGGAGATGGAGGACAGGTTGCGCCGGTTGGAGAATGTCGGCGCTACCCCTGTCAATGACTGTGCGCTCAAGATGGAGACGACCCGGAATGGCTGATAGGATGAATAGATATGAGGCATTTATCATCGCTCTGCGTGAGTATGCGAAGGATCGTCGCCGCAGTCGTTTGACACAAAGCCTTCTTGGACAGGCCGCAGACTATATCCAAGCATTGTTTGAGGGAAGAGTGGTTCGAGGGCGTTGGATAGTAGATCGGGGCAGAGAGCACACGCAGGCGGTCTGCTCGGAATGTGGGGCTTCTTATTATTACTTCAACAAGGGGCAATATCAGATTGACAAAAGCAACTTCTGCCCCAACTGCGGCGCGGACATGAGGCCGGAGGAGCATGATGAGGCTGCTGACGAGGCGTAAGCAGATCGCGGTGGGCAAGCGCCTGGCGGCGATCTATTACATCGCCATATACGGCTTCGGGCACGACGTCCGGGGCGATATGGACAGCATCGGCAAGATCGTGGAGCACATCCACGACATTGCGATGATCACAGGCGGTGAGCGCATGGCGCGGATCGAGGTGCCCGCGCTGGTGTATCAGCTGAGGCAGATGACAGACAAGGAGGAGGACGAGCATGATCAATGAGATCGGATACGGCAGCCACGAGGAGTGGCTGGAGATCCGCCGGGGATACATCGGCGGATCGGAGGCCGGCGCGGTGCTGGGCCTCGACGAGTACAAAAGCCCGCTGACGCTGTGGGCCGAAAAGACCGGGCGCGTGCCGCCGTTTGCGGGCAACCTGACCACGACGGTGGGCTCGTACCTGGAGGAGCTGGTGGCCAAGCTGTGGTGCGACGAGACCGGGAAAAAGGTGCGGCGGAAGAACAGGGTGCTGGTCAACGACGCGTACCCCTTCGCCTGCGCGGACGTGGACCGTCTGGTCGTGGGCGAGAAGGCGCTGCTGGAGATCAAGACGACCAACAGCCTGCCCGTGATGAAGCGGGTCCGCGGCGGAGATTACCCTGAGAAGTGGTACTGCCAGATGGTGCATTACCTGGCCGTGACAGGGCTGGAGCGGGCGTATCTGGCGGTGCTGGTCAACTGCCGGGAGCTGCTGACCTTTACGCTGGAGCGCGACGAGGGCGAGATCGCGGCGCTGATGCAGGCGGAGGAGGAGTTCTGGGCGATGGTCCGGGAGGACCGGGAGCCGGCGCCGGACGGCACGAGCAGCAGCAGCGAGACCATCAGCACGCTGTTCCCGGGCGGCGAGACCGGCACGGTGGATCTGATGGGCCATGAGAGCAGCCTGCGGCGCTATGCCCAGATCAAGGGCGAGATCAAGGCGCTGGATCAGGAGCTGACCGAGATCGAGAACCGGATCAAGGTGGACATCGGCAACTGCGAGGGCGGCCAGACCGAGGGCTTTAAGGTCCTCTGGAAGCCCCAGGAGCGCAGGACGCTGGACGCGAAGCGGCTGGCGGCTGAGCATCCGGAGCTCGACATGGCGCCCTATTACAAGGTGACAGTATCCCGTCCCTTCAAGGTGACGGCCACGAATTAAGGAGGACAAGATCATGGCAATGGAGAACGCGATCCAGAAGGCCCAGGAGGCCAAGCTGGCGGAGAAGAAGGCGCCGACCATGGCGCAGTACATCAAGAGGATGGAGGGCGAGATCGCCAAGGCGCTGCCCAGCGTGCTGACGCCCGAGCGCTTTACGCGGATCACGCTGAGCGCGCTGAGCGCGAACCCGCAGCTGCAGAAGACGACGCCGCAGAGCTTTCTGGGCGCGATGATGACGGCGGCGCAGCTGGGCGTGGAGCCCAACACGCCGCTGGGGCAGGCGTACCTGATCCCCTACCGCAACAAGGGCGTGCTGGAGTGCCAGTTCCAACTGGGCTACAAGGGCCTGCTGGACCTGGCGTACCGCTCCGGCGAGATCAGCATCATCCAGGCGCACACGGTGCGCGAGAACGACGAGTTTGAGTACGAGCTGGGGCTGGAGCCCAAGCTGACGCACAAGCCGGCCACGGGCGACCGAGGCGCGCCCATCGCCTTTTACGCGATGTACCGCAAAAAGGACGGGGGCTACGGCTTTGAGGTGATGAGCATCGACGACGTGCGTGCCCATGCCAAGCGCTACAGCAAGGCGTACAGCAGCGGACCGTGGCAGACCAACTTTGAGGAGATGGCGAAAAAGACCGTGCTCAAGCGCGTGCTCAAGTACGCGCCGCTCAAGAGCGATTTTGTCCGCGGACTGAGCCAGGACGAGACGGTCAAGACCGAGCTGGCCGCGGACATGTACGAGGTGGAGGACCAGACGGACTGGCAGCAGGAGAGCGACTACGAGGTCGATCCCGCGACCGGCGAGGTTAAGATCGAGACGGAGGACAGGGACAATGCTTAACCTGGTCGCGCTGACCGGGCGCTTCGGCGCGGACCCGGAGATCAGATCGACCCAGAGCGGGACGAGCGTATGCTCGTTCCGCCTTGCCGTCGACAGGAGCTACGTGACCAAGGACCAGCAGAGGGAGACCGACTGGATCTCCTGCGTGGCGTGGCGCGGGACCGCGGATTTTATCGGCAAGTATTTCCGCAAGGGCGACATGATCGCGGTGCAGGGCCGGCTGCAGGCGAGGGAGTACGACGACAAGGACGGCAACCGGCGCTACGTGACCGAGGTGGTGGTCAGCGAGGTCAACTTCTGCGGCGGCAAGCGCGCTGAGACGGCCCAGGAGCCGCAGAAAAAGACGCTGGCATCCGCTGTGCCTCCGCTGCCTCCCGTGCCCGCTGTGGAGCCCTGGGACGGCTTTGAGGAGCTGACGTTTGACGACTTTGACGGTTTGCCGCCGGTGTAAGGAGGGATGACCAATGATCCCATGGGTGCAGGTATACAGCAATCTGCCGCAGCATCCCAAGATCGGACGCCTGGCCGACGAGCTGGGCCAGAGCAAGGACGTGGAGCAGGAGACGGTGGCTGTTGGCATCGTGGTGAGCCTGTGGACATGGGCGATACAAAACGCCTACACGGGCGATCTGAGCGGCGTGAGCGACCGTGCCATCGCCAGGGCCTGCGGTTGGCGCAAGGACGCCGGCAAGCTCGTGACGGCGCTGATCTCCGCCGGGTGGCTGGACGAGGACCGTCACATCCACGACTGGGAGGAGTACAGCGTACTGCTGCTGGCGCAGGAGGACAACCGGCGCGAGAAAACGGCGGAGCGCGTGAGACGTTACCGTAACAGGCAGCGCATCGTTACAGATGACGAGGCGTACTCTGACGACAGCGTTACAGGTAACGCAGATGATACGGAGTGTAACGCGTTACAGACACGTTACGGTAACGTTACTGATACGCCGTGTAACGCTCCTACCATACCTAACCATACCATACCTAACCTAACCAAACCAAAAGAAATAGTGAGTGGTGGTGGTGACGCGCGCGCGCGCGAGGACGATCCGCTGAAAAATGTTGACAAGGGCAACAAGGGGGCCAGGAGCAGGGACGAGGCCAAGGAGGAGATTCTGGCCAAGCTCCGCAGCGGCGACCCCAAGCGGGACGACCTGGTGCGGCGTATCCAGCTGGGCGACTGGGACGATGCGCCCGAGGCGTTACGGACCGAGATCACGCAGATCACGGCGGACGCCTTCCGGGCGTACTGTGGGCGGGCGCCCACGGACATGGACAGAGCTGCCGTGCTGCGCTTTGTGACCGAGGACGGCAGAGTGGACAGCGACCGCAGGGATCTGATGCTCTACGCCCTGGAGGCGGCCAACAAGGCCGGCAAGCCCGGACAGTGGGCGTATATCAACGGCGTGCTGGGCAAGCTGATCGCCCGCGGCGTGAGGACACTGGAGCAGGCGCAGGACTATGACGATTTCCCGTGGGCGCGGGAGCAGTAGGTGACGGCGATGCCGGAGCATTACTACCACAAGACGTGGTCGTGCCCGTTTTACCGGGGCGATGACCGCGAGGTGATCCGCTGCGAGGGCGGGAGGCTGGTCTTCCCGAGCCCCAGCGGCCTGCACCGGTACGCGCGGTGCTACTGCGCCAGCGTCAAGGGCTGGCAGCGGTGCAGCATCGCACAGGAGATCATGACACAGTATGAGCAGGAGGAGAGACATGGGGATCGATATTGCAAGGCTGGGCAAGGGAGCCCAGCAGCAGATCGAGCGCAAGCTGGGCAGGCAGAGGCCAAGGGAGAGCAAGTACAAGGCCGAGAGGACGACGATCACCACGAGCAGTGGTGAGCGCGTGACCTTTGCCTCCCAGCGGGAGGCGCGCAGGTACCGGGAGCTGGAGACCCTTTGGCGCGCCGGCGAGATCACGCAGCTCAAGTGCCAGGTGCCATTTGAGCTGGTGCCGGCGCAGACAAACGGCGACGGCAAGCGGGAGCGGCCCGTCAGATACATCGCAGATTTTACGTACCGCGACCGTGAGGGCCGTTTTGTGGTCGAGGATACAAAGGGATACCGTGACACCAAAAGCCCCGTCTACCAGCTGTTTACGGTCAAGCGCAAGCTGATGCTGGAGCGGTACGGGATCACCGTGAGGGAGGTGTGAGGGTGACGCAGTGGGAGACGATCATCGGCGGAGGCGGCAAGAGGTCTCCGCGGGACTTTTACGCGACGCCGGCAGACGTGACGGACGCGCTGCTGCGGTGGCTGCGCCAGAACATGATGCTGATGCCCGGGGACTGTGTGTGGGACCCGGCATGCGGCGACGGTGCGATGCTGCACGAGTTTGCGCGGCATGGGCTCAGGTCCGTCGGTACGGATATCCGGGAGGGGCAGGACTTTTTGCAGGCGCAGCTGCCGGTTGAGAGCGTCAGCTGGATCATCACCAATCCGCCGTTCTCGCTGGCGGAGGAGTTTATCTTCAAGGCGCAGAGCCTGGAGGTGCCGTTTGCCTATCTGCTCAAAAGCCAGTTCTGGCACGCGGGCAGGCGCAGGGACCTCTTTCGATCTGCGAGGCCGGCGATGGTGCTGCCGCTGACGTGGCGCCCGGATTTTACCGGGCGCGGCGCCTCGCTGATGGACTTTGTGTGGGTGGTCTGGTTCGGCCGACCGCTGGTCACGATCTACGAGCCGCTGACGCGGGAAAAATAAAAAAACAGCCCCGGGCGTTTGCCCGGGGCGTTGGTGCGTTATTTCGGGGGCGAAAGGCTTATTGAGCCTTTGGTATGATGAGCAGACAGAGAGGAGGCGGGGACATGCCGTCAACAGGCAATCAACACGACAACCGCGTCAAGGCGCGCGATCCGGCGACGGGACGCTTCCTGCCCGGCAACAGAAGCGGCGGGCGCAAGCGCATGGACGAGGACCTAAAGGCTGCTTTTCGGGCGGCGTGCCCGGACGCGCTGCGCGTGCTCAAGGAGATCATGCTGCGCGAGGATGCGCAGGACAGGGACCGCATCCGTGCGGCGGAGATCATCCTGGACCGCGGCTACGGCAAGCCCGTGCAGGCCGTCGATCTGGCTGCGCAGGCAGATCAGCAGGGGCAGGTGGGCGTGATCCTGATGCCGGAGGTCAAGAAGGAGGAGTAATAATGGAATGCTGGGCAGAAATTAAAGGCACCGACGGGCGATATGAGATAAGCTCCTATGGCAGAGTATGGTCAAACATTTCAAGGAAGATCCTTCGCAGTTATGTCAATAGTGCGGGATACGTGCTTATCACATTTCCGATAAACGGAGAAAAGAAAAGGAGACAAGTACACAAACTTGTGGCCGATGCGTTTATCCCGAACCCCGAAAACAAACCGCAAATAAATCACATAGATGCTGACAGGACGAACAATCATGTGGAGAATCTGGAGTGGTGTACGGCCAGCGAAAACACAAGGCACGCGTTCAAACTGGGCAGGGCGAAAAGGGCACCGCATCACGAAAAAGCCGTTGTTCGGTCAGACGGGAAAGAGTATAGAAGCATGTCAGAAGCAGCACGCGATCTTGGAGTGCCGTACTCATACATCCGAGATGTATGCAATGGGACCCAAAAGACAACGCGTGGTTATAGCTTTGTGCGGAGGGGGTGATTGCGTGAATACTCCGATTGTATGGCAGCCGCAGCCGAAACAGGCGGCGTTTATGGCTCGGCCGGAGTATGAGTAGGCCCTGTACGGCGGCGCGGCCGGCGGCGGGAAGTCTGACGCCCTGGTGATCGAGGCGCTGCGGCAGGTGGACGTGCCGCATTACAAGGGCCTGATCCTGCGCAAGACGTACCCGCAGCTGCAGGAGCTGATCGACAAGACGCTGCGGTATTACACGCAGGCGTATCCAAAAGCGCGGTACAACGGGAGCAATCACACGTGGACGTTTCCCAGCGGGGCCAAGGTAATCTTCGGCTCGCTGCAGTACGCCAAGGACCGCATCAAGTACCAGGGCCAGGCGTATGACTACATCGCCTTTGACGAGCTGACGCACTTTACGTGGGAGGAGTACAGCTATCTGTTCTCCCGCAACAGGCCCAACGGGCCGGGGACGCGGGTGTACATCCGATCCACGGCCAACCCCGGCGGGATCGGGCACGGCTGGGTCAAGGAGCGGTTCATCACGGCGGCGCCGCCGATGACGCCGGTGCGGGAGACCGTGACCTGGACGCGGCCGGACGGCGTGAGCGAGGAGCGGACGCAGGCGCGGATCTTCGTACCCTCCACGGTGTTTGACAATAAGGCTTTGCTGCAAAACGATCCGCAGTACATCCAGCGCCTGGCGTCCATGCCGGACGCAGAGCGGCGGGCGCTGCTCTACGGGGACTGGGACACTTTCTCCGGGCAGGTGTTTACGGAGTGGCGCAATGATCCCGCGCACTACCGGGACCGCGTCAACACGCACGTCATAGAGCCCTTCTTGATCCCGCCGGAGTGGACGATCTGGTGCGGGCTGGACTGGGGCTACAGCAGGCCGTTTTCTGTCGGCTGGTACGCGGTGGACGGGGAGCGGCGCATGTACCGCATCCGGGAGCTGTACGGCTGCACGGGTGAGCCCAACGTGGGCGTCAAGTGGGAGCCCGGCGAGGTGGCGCGGGCGATCCGGCGCATCGAGGCCGAGGACCCCAACCTGCGGGGCAGGACGATCCGGCGCGTGGGCGACCCGGCGATCTGGGGCAGCGACGGCACGGAGAGCATCGGTGCGCTGATGGAGCGCGAGCGCGTCTACTTTGACAAGGGCGACCACAACCGCATCGCCGGCAAGATGCAGGTGCACCACAGGCTGGCGTTTGACGAGCAGGGACACGCCATGCTGTACGTCTTTGAGACATGTAAGCATTTTATCCGCACCGTGCCGGCGCTGGTGTACGACGAGACCGACGTGGAGGATATCGACACGGACGGCGAGGACCACATCTACGACGAGACACGGTACGTCTGCATGGAAAATCCCATCGCGGCGCCGAGACGGCGGGAGCCTGTGGTGGAGCGTTTTGACCCGCTGGCGACGGAGGAGGCCACCTACTGGGACAAGTACGGATATTACCTGAGGAGGTATTGAGTTATGGCGGTATACGACATCAGACGGCCGGCGCCGGGGGTGACCGCGCCCGACCCGACCATGGACCCGGCGATGCAGGCGCTGCTGCTGACGCAGCCCGCCAGGCGAATCGGGAAAAAGGACATCCAGGAGGCCGCGGACATCCTTGCCAAGTACAAGCAGGGCAAGGCCAACCTGGAGCGCAGGATCGTGGAGGACGAGCTGTGGTGGGAGCTGCGGCACTGGGAGGCCATCGGCAGGAGCGCCGGCGCGCAGCGGATCGCCAAGTGCGACGTGTGCGAGGACGGCTGCAGCAGGGCGCTGTGGCTGGCGACCAGGGCGCAGGCCCCGGCGCCGTCGAGCGCGTGGCTGTTTAACGCGATCAGCAACAAGCACGCGGACGCCATGGACAACTACCCGACGCCCGCGGTGCTGCCGCGTGAGCAGAGCGACGAGCAGAGCGCCCACACGCTGAGCCAGGTGCTGCCGGTGATCCTGGAGTACAACGGCTACGAGGATGTGTACTCGGAGGCGTGGTGGGAAAAGCTCAAGCACGGCACGGCGGTGTACGGTGTGTTCTGGGACCCCGAGCGCGAGAACGGCCTCGGGGACATTGCGATCCGCTCGCTGGATCTGCTCAACATCTTCTGGGAGCCGGGCGTGCGGGACATCCAGGACAGCCGCAACCTGTTTATCACGGAGCTGGTGGACAACGACATCTTGGAGGCCCAGTATCCCGACCTCAAGGGCAAGATCAAGGGCGACGCGGTGGACACGGCCAAGTACATGCACGACGATACCGTGGACACCAGCGACAAGAGCACGGTGGTGGACTGGTACTACAAGACGCGGACGGCCGGTGGCAGGACCGTACTGCATTATGCCAAGTTTGTGGCCGACGAGCTGCTGTACAGCTCGGAAAACGACCCAAACTACGCGGACAGGGGCTATTACGACCACGGGCTGTATCCGGTGGTCTTTGACACGCTGTACCCCGAAAAGGGCACGCCTGTGGGCTTTGGCTACGTTGCGATCTGCAAGGACCCGCAGATGTACATCGACAGGCTGTTTGGCAGCATCCTGGACAACGCCGACGAGGCGACGAAGCGGCGCTATCTGGTGGGCGGCAACACGGGCATCAACGAGCAGGAGTTTTTGGACCGTAACCGGCGCGTGGTGCACGTGGAGGGCAGTCTGGACGAGCAGCACGTGCGGGAGATGGCATACAGCCCGCTGGGCGCGATCTACGTGCAGGTCGCCCAGATGAAGATCGACGAGATGAAGGAGACGGCCAGCAACCGCGACGTGACAAGCGGCGGCTCGACCTCCGGCGTGACGGCGGCCAGCGCCATCTCCGCGCTGCAGGAGGCGGGCAACAAGACAAGCCGCGACATGATCCGCGCCAGCTACCGGGCGTATACCCACCTGTGCGAGATGTGCATCGAGCTGATCCGCCAGTTTTACGACGAGGCGCGGTCCTTCCGCATCACGGGCGAGCTGCCGGGGCAGATGAGCTTTGTGTCGGTGAGCAATCAGGGCCTGCAGGACCAGCCCATGGGCTTCGGCGCTGGCGGCGAGCCGCTCTTCCGGCGGCCGGTGTTTGACCTCAAGGTGTCGGCCCAGAAGCGCAACCCGTTCAGCCAGATGGAGCAGAACGAGCGCGCGAAGGAGCTCTATGGCCTCGGATTCTTCGCACCGCAGCAGGCGCAGGCGGCCTTGGGTGCGCTGGAGATGATGGACTTTGAGGGCATCGACAAGGTCAAGGGCTTTGTGCAGCAGGGGCAGACGCTGTACAACATGCTGCAGCAGTATGCGACGATGGTGCAGCAGCTGACGGGCGTGCCCATGGACGGCAGTGCGCCCCAGCAGGCACAGGCCCAACCGCAGGAGCAGAGGAGCACGGGCGGCAACGCGGCGGCCGACGAGGTGATGCAGAGCAGGCAGCCGCAGAGCAGCTACGCACAGCGCCTTGTCAGGCGCAGCAGGCCGGGCGTGGAGGACTAAGGCCATGACACACATCCATCTGGTGAGGGATCACACCAAGGTGACGGTGGTGTGCCGCGGGCACGCGACCGGGAGCGTGGAGGCGTGCGCGGCGATCTCGACGCTGGTGCAGACGGCGGTGAGCTGGGCGCATACGGCGGGGGCCGTGATCTACAGCGAGGTGCTGGAGAGCGGGCACGCCGGGATCAGCTTTGACGCAGGGCCCCAGGGGATGACCGTGTTTGACCTGCTGCACGCGGGCTTTGTCAACCTACAGCACAAGTATCCGCAGCAGGTCTGGGTGCTTGCAGAAGAAATAATTTAGAAAAATATCTCGCTTTCCGCAAAAACGGGGGCGAGATTTTTTAAACCCTCAGATATGCTGTAGACGTCCTCCTGGACGACCTCCCGGATAAGCCGCCGGATCGACCGGCAGGCGCCGCGCTCGATCCGGCGCGGGAGGCGTTAAGCGGGGACGATCCCACACGGCGGGACAAGGCCGCGCAGATCGCCGGCACGGCAGGCGTTAAACGGCCGCGCATGACAGGAGGCAACATGATGCAGAGCATCTACACGCTGGAGCTGGACCTGCACCTCTTTGAGGGCGAGGGCGGCGACGGCGGCACAGGCGCGGCCGCAGAGGGCGCGCCGCAGGCCCCGGTATACACTTCCACCAGGGCAAAAAAGGGCGCTGATCTGAGCAACGTGGTGTACGGCAAGCAGACGGTGACGACCGATGCGACCGACACCCAGACTGGCGACGCCGGCCAGGAGCATAACGGAGTGCAGACGACCTCAAGCACCAAGGAGGAGCGCGAGGCCGCGTACCGCAACCTGATGCGGGGCGAGTACGCGGACCTGTACGCACGGGACATGGAGCGCACGGCGGCCCGCAAGACCAAGGAGAACACGGACCTGCACGCGAGGCTGGACGCGGTGATGCCGACGATCCAGACGCTGGCCCAGAAGTACCACGTGGATCTCAACGACCTGCCCAAAGCGATGGAGACCATCTTTGCCAGCATGGACGATGACGTGGAGTTCTGGGCCGAGGAAGCGGCCGAGCACAACATGGACGTGGACGCGTACAAGGAGTATCGGCGCATGGAGCGCCAGAACAGGGAGCTGGTGGAGCGTGAGGCCCGCCAGAGAGGCGAGAGCCAGGCGCAGCAGCAGCTCGCCCGCTGGAACAGCGAGGCGGAGCAGCTCCGGGCGAAGTTCCCGGGCTTTGACCTGCAGCGCGAGGCGCAGGACCCCAACTTCCAGGCGATGCTCCGCGCCGGCGTGCCCATGGAGCACGCATACAAGGTGCTGCACATGGACGAGATCGTCAATCAGGAGCGCATGACGACCGCGGCGGCCACAGAGGAGCGCGTGGTTGCAAACGTGCGGGCGAGAGGCGCGCGGCCCAAGGAGGCCGGCAACGCCACGTCCAGCGCGTTTGTGACCAAAAACGACGTCTCCAAGCTGACCAAGGCCGACCGCGCAGAGATCGCAAGACGCGCGGCGAGAGGAGAAAAAATCTCCTTCTGACGCCGTGCAGGGCTAAGAGAGGAGACTAATAATGCTCAACAATATCTATCTGCTGGAGCTCAATCTGGCGCTGTTTGCCGCTTATGACGGCGGCCCCAACAACAGCTACGGCATCCAGCTCAACACCAACACGACCGGCCAGCAGTCGCTGTCGGTCGAGATGAAGACCTACTACAGCGACTATCTGATCGACCTTGCCGAGCCCGAGCTGGTCCACGATCAGTTCGGCCAGAAGCATCCGATCCCGAAGAACGGCGGCAAGACCATCGAGTTCCGGCAGTACCAGACGCTGCCCGAGCTGACCACTCCGCTGGTTGAGGGCGTGACGCCCGACGGCCAGAGCCTGAGCGTCAGCAACCTGGAGGCGACCGTCAAGCAGTACGGCGGCTACGTCACCATCTCGGACATCCTGCAGCTGACGGCCATCGACAACAACGTCGTGCAGGCCACCAAGCTGATCGGCAGCCAGGCCGGCCGCTCGCTGGACACCATCACCCGCGAGGTGCTGAACGGCTCTACGCCTGCCGGTGACTACCAGGTACAGTACGCAGAGGGCCAGGTGGCCAGCCGCGCGGCGCTGTACTACACCAGCGCCAGCGACAACTGCAACCTGACCGCGGACGCGATCAGAAAGGCCGTGCGCACGCTCGAAAAGCAGAGTGCGCCCAAGATCAACGGCAAGTATGTGGGCATCATCCATCCCGACGTCAAGTATGACCTGATGGCCGATTCCAAGTGGCGCAACCCCCACGAGTACCAGGACACCACCGAGATCTACGACAACGAGATCGGCGAGCTGTACGGCGTCCGCTTTGTGGAGAGCCCCAGAGCCAAGGTGTGGGAGGGCGCAGACCTCGCCAGCGACAGCAGGACCCTGCTGATCAACCACGCCAACGGTTACAGCGGCGCGATCACCTCCGTCGCCTTTGACGGCGGCACGGTGGCGCAGAACGCCCTGGTGGGCCGCATGATCAGCATCAACGGCGTCACGGCCAAGATCACTGCCAACACGGCGAGCGCGCTGACGTTTGCCAGCACCAATTTCGGCAGCATTTCCGACAACGCCGTTATCTATCCCGGTGAGGGCGGCGCCGCCGGCGTGACCGTGTACAGCACCCTGATCATCGCGGACGACGCCTACGGCGTGACCGAGGTGACCGGCGGCGGTCTGGAGCACATCGTCAAGCAGATGGGCTCCGCCGGCACGGCTGACCCGCTGAACCAGCGCGCCACCGTCGGCTGGAAGGCCACCAAGGTGGCGGAGATCCTGGTGCCCCAGTACATGGTGCGCATCGAGACCACCGCCAGCAAGTAGCAGACAAGACAGGAGGACAACACAATGGCTACCAAGGACAAGGATAACATCGAGCAGGTCGAGCAGCCCCAGGTCGCGGAGTTGCCCGATCCCGAGGAGCTTGTGACCTTTACGGCCCCGATGATCTCGACGGGCGACCCGCATGACATCTACATGAGCGTCAACGGTGAGAACATCATGATCAAGCCCGGGGAGACCGTGAAGATCAAGCGCAAATTCTTGCTGGCATACGAGGACGGTATGCGGCAGCATATCGCGGCCGTCCGCTATCAGCAGGGACTGGTCAAGAACAGCAACAAGCCTGCGGCAGAGCTGTAGGACAACAAGCCCCGGGGGACAGGCGCCCCCGGGGCACAATTGGAGGTGAGAGGATATGCTGATTTCTGAGGCGATCAGTCTGGCGGAGCATCGGACGGGCCAGGTGGTGGAGCAGGCGCTGCAGCTGCGGTGGCTGAGTACGCTGGACGGGCAGATCGCGCTGGAGTTTTACGGCGCGGACGCCTGGACGGCCTACGGCACGGACGACCTGTCGTGTGAGCTGCTGATCCCGCTGCCGTGGGATATCGCGTACAGCTACTATATCTCGGCGCTGACGTACCACACAAACGGCGAGTATGACCGCTATGCCAACGAGTGGGCGCTGTTCGAGAGCGAGCTGGAGAAGTTCAAACGCTTCGTGCGGCGGACGAACGACCCCGTGTGCAAGTGCCTGATCTGCGGGCGTAACGGCGGGACGGACGTGACGATCCCCACGGGCTGCAACCACGGGCGGATGTGGTATCTGTCGGCGTATGCTCTGGCCTGCAAGCACGGATTCGCCGGCACGCCGGAGGAATGGCTGGACAGTCTGGTCGGGCCTCCGGGCGCGGACGGTGAGGACGGGGTGGACGGTACTGTGAGCTGGGACGAGCTGACGCCGGAGCAGCAGGCGAGCCTAAAGGGCCCGAAGGGCGACAAGGGAGACAAGGGCGATACCGGTGCAACAGGACCGGCGGGACAGAACGGAACCAACGGGACCAACGGCACAAACGGGCAGGACGGTTTCTCGCCAATTGCAAGCGTCAGCAAGGTGGGCGACACGGCGACGATCACCATCACGGACAAGATCGGCACCACCACGGCGACCGTAAAGGACGGCGTGAGCGTGGCGTACCAGCCTGCGGCGAGCCAGGTGATCTATACGTGGGCGAGAGAGCGCAGGGCGTGCGAGGGCACAGACAACCCTTCCGGCGGCATGCTGCGCCTTACGCTGGAGGACAACGGATCAGAAAGCTGGACGCTGCAGTATGCAGACAGTTTCAAGGTGGAGACCGGCTTTGTGCTGGAAAGTCCCACTTCTCATACAGGCACGTGGACGGCGGCAGACGCGCAGACGGCGCTGCGGGGCAAGTATGTGGGCAACAGCTCCAGCTCCGGCACGCAGAGCTTCAACGTGATCTACTACATCCCTGCGGACGCGGTGATCACCGGCGGAACCAACAGCGGCGCGGTGCTCAACGTGAGCAAGTGGACGAGCTACAACATCAACGACGCCGTCACAACGGTCATGTCGAGCATCGCCACGAGGACGGCGCACAGATACCCGGAGCCCTCCGGCTGGGGCATCGACGAGGACGACAGCGACGTCTTTTACACCTACATCGGCGAGGCCGTGACCACCGAGGTCATCGCCGTGCCGGTGCTGTTCTGGATCGGCACGCAGGCTGAGTATGACGCCTTGACGGCGCACGATCCCAACGTGCAGTACATCATTGTGGGGGCGACAGTATGATTTATCTCGGGCGCGATCCACATGTAGGCCGGTATGTGCACGGGAAGCAGGCGGAGCGGATATACCGCGGGAATAACCTGATATGGCCGTGCCCGACATTGCTTACAGTGCACATTACAAGCGACCTGGAGCAGACGCTCTACATAACCCAAAGCGGACCCCACAGCGTGGAAATCTTTTGGGGCGAATGGTGGAAACCGGAGGAGACATACGCGGGCGAATATATAGACGGCGTGTACTACGTGACCGCGACGCACAGCTACTCATCTACCGGAGACTATGTAATCCAGCTGACGCCGCGGAACGGCGGGACATGGACGCCCGGGGGCATGATCGATGCGGGGGAGGACAGTGCAGAGGTCAGCATCCTCGGACGAGGAGTGGCAAAAGAGGGCACGGCTGCAGCGTTGACGAGGGTACGGCTGGGTGACGGAATAACGAAGGGCCCGATGCGGAACCTGGCGTTTGCTGCCTCGACGAACCTTATGGATATCAACATCTCCCCGGCGATGACGAGTATCGGCAGGAGCCTAAACGCGCCATCAGGCGTCGCGTCTCCGTTCAGCGGGTGCGCAAGGCTTGAGAGCATCACGATCCCGGACACGGTAGACGTGATGGCTGCTCACAGTGTGCAGAACTGCCAAAAGCTCAAGTACGCAGAAATCGGAGCAAAAAGAGTGCTGTCCGCAGCATTTGCCTCTAACGAGAAGTTGGAAAAGGTGTGGATCAGGGATACGGTTGCCAGAATAGAGTATGGCTCGGTCGGCGCGACCAACCAAGGCCCCTTCGATGGCTGCCCAAGCTCATGCGTGATCTACTGTGAAAGCCCGGGGCCGAAGGCAGGCTGGGACACCGGTTGGCAATGGCGGGGCCGGAATGACCCGTTGACGGTCGTCTACAATCAGCATACGCGGCCGTGGTAGGAGGACGTATGGAGATATACAGGACGAGCGACCCGGCGGCCGCGGTGCGGCGATACCGGGAGTGCATGGCCGGACACGAGGGGCTGATCATCTGCAAAGCAGAGGGGCACTTCGTGGAGACCGGCGGGCTGGCGACGCTGGACAGGGACGCCTGCGCGCGGCTCAATATCCCGGTGGCGGAGGCGGAGTATCTTGGCGGCAGCATCGTGGTGATGCCGGGCGACCTTGACCTTTGCCGTGTCACGTGGGGCACCGTGGACTGGGCGCCTGAAATGATGGACCGCGTGGAAGCGTGGCTGCGGGCGCGAGGAATCGCCGTGACGCGAGACCGGAACGACCTGCTGGCCGACGGGAAGAAGGTAGCCAGCTGGGCGCGGGCGACGAGCTATGACGGCTGGTGCATGAGCGTGATGCACTTTTCCGTCGGGCCTATGGATTTGGAACTGGTGCGGAGCATCTGCACAAAGGAAATGATGAAGACGCCGGGAAGCCTGGGTGAGTACGGAATCACGGCGGAAGATATTCTGGCCCTGCTGGGGCCCTATGAAGACACGGCCGTGGTAACAAGGAGGAAATGACAATGGCATACGCGATCACGAAGCGGATCGTCAGGGATGACGGGACGGAGTATATCAATGCGGTGCTGGACGCCGACGCGGACCTGCAGAGTTTGACGGGCACCTACGCCCCCGGCAGCACGGCTGTGGTGGCCGACAAAGGCAAAACCTACATGGTCAACGCGTCGGGCGTCTGGAAGGTGGTGCGCGAGTAATGACGGTACGCGAGATGACAGACATGATCCGGTTGGGCGGCGGCTCCGGCGGTGGTGGCTCCGCCGGTGTGGAGATCATCGAGCTTGGCGCGCAGGCGAGCGCCATGCTGGTGCGGGCGCTTATGCGTATTGAGACGGCGCTTGCCCCGGGCAGCGCCCAGCCTGACGCCGCACTCATGTTTGAGCTGGACGGCGATTTTTCGGGGGCGCTTTCGGCGGCGATTGATGCGCTGGAAAGAGGCAAGACGCCGGTTTTCCTCGTCGAGGCAACCGAGGGGATGGATTACCCAATGAGTCTGATCCCGACCTCGGTCTCGCTCGCTCTGCCCGCGGGCATTACATTCAATACGTCGTTCAGCGATTCGATCCCGGACGGCGAGGGCGGCACAGTATATCACACATGGCTTTTTACCGTCATTGTCCTGGCCGACCAAGCGCGGCTGATTGGTAGGCGTCTTGACGCCGACTCGTATTAAGGAGGTGCGACATGGCATACGCAATCACGGCCAGCAAGTGGCTTGGAGATAAGAAATACATCGAGGCGGTGCTGGACAGTGCGTCTGATCTGGCGGCGCTGGGGGACGGGTACGCGCCCGATTCCCGCGCCATCGTGGCAGAGGGCGGCGCGGCGTATATGACCGACGCCAGCGGGCATTGGCAGGAGCTGGGCAGCCCCGGCGGGGGCGGTGTGACTCCCGCTGACAACGGCAAAGTCGTCGTCAACGGTCAGTTGACGGAGCAGACCGCGCGCACGGTGACGAGCAACGACACCTACGACACGACCGCCAACAACAGCGTGACCGTTGCCGTGCCGATACAGCAGTCCAAGAGCGTGACCATCGACGAGGCGGGCACTGTGACCATCACGCCGGACAGCGGTTACGAGGCGATGGGGGAGGTCGTGGTCACAGCAGAGGTGCCGAGCGTGTCGACGATGACCCTTTTCGCACATGTTGAAAACGGGCAGACAACCCCACATTTCGCCACGGTTGGCGTAACGTGCGGTGCTGCGCTTTTGGGGAAAACCGCGGCTATTGCCGTCGCTGACGGGGACACAACCAGCGGGACTTATGTTGTTTTTTCGATAAGCACAGGTGCTGCCACTGTTGTTTTTTGGCGAGGAACTGACGAGACTAAAATTACTGCCGCTCGTTCGTCAAGTGGATGGACAATAACAGGCGCAACAAGTCTCGATATGTATAGGGCTTCCATAGTCCTTCCGGACAGCGAGTAACGCCATGAGCTACTACAACCAGTACAACAAGTAAGGCGGTGATTTAATGCCACGTGGATTTTTGGACCTGGACGTGCAGTTTCCGCGGCTGGAGGGGATGGAGGACGACCGGGCGCGGTTTATCAGCATAGAGGACCACGAGCGGATGATGCTGGAGAACCTGCGGTACATCCTGCGCAACATCGGGCCGGACAACTTCAACCAGGCCGAAGTGATCGCGTGGCTGCTGAGCCTGGGCCTCGGCAAGGGCGGGGAGCGGTACGACATGAGCCTGGAGGCGGCGTATGAAGTGCAGACCGCGGGGCTGATCGAGCGCACGTACAGCCTTGAGAGCTTGACGGCGGAGACAATGACGGCGGCCGCGGCGCTGACGAGCGCTACGGCGACCATGGCAGCATACAGCACGAGCACGAGCGCCGCAACGGCGCAGGGGGCCATCCGAGCAACCGCCGGGAGCGTGACGGCAGTGCCGGAGATCATAGCACGGGGAGGGTAAGACATGGCAGGTGTATGGACAAACAACTGGAACAACATGAGACGGAGCATGGCGGCGGGCATAGCAAGCACTGATCTTGGCGTGGTTTACAACACATCCGGCAATGCGATATCGTCGGCAAATGTCTTCTATTCGCAGTACCCGGTTGCGGGCCCAATGAGCCCGCTACACGGCGGCAGGGGCTCGGGCGGCCAAGGGGTCGTCGGCGTGCCCTTTGGCACCAGCGACACGACGCCGGCGGTGACGAATAACTACCTGGGTGAAGCGTTTACATCCGGGTTGTCTTATGTGGACGCCGTCAATGGGACAGAGACGTATAACGCCAGCACGGGCGTTGCGACCAGAACAGACTATGTGACGGTCATGAACACGGCAGGGGAGGACAAGATCGTCCGCGAGTGGGGCATCGTTGGGCGGTTGAACGGGGCCGACGTCCTGCTGTACCGCGCGGTGCTGGACGTGCCGATCACGCTGCCGCAGTATTACAGCCTCAAGCTGACGATCACGCGGACGATGCAGCTGGAGGTGCTGGAATGATGCTGCCGGATATCCCATACAAGACGCGCACCAAAAAGGTGATGCAGACGCAGTTCGGCGGGCTGGACCGCCGGAAGGCGGCCGGGAACGGGACGATCGAGAGAATGCAAGACATGTCGAGCGACGCGTGGCCGATGATCTGCCGGCGGAAGCCGAGGACGTATTTCACAGCTCTGGAGGGCGAGCCGCGGGGGTTCTTCGCAAACGGCGGGACGATCTTTGTTGTGGACAAGACGTCGGGCGGCGCGGTCCTCAAATGCGCGAGCTACAAGCCGGACTCCGCGTGGGCCCCGTCGCTGGATATGCTGGAGACCATCGGGACGCTGCCGGGCAGTGCGGACAGCAGGCGGCATTTTGCGGCCCTGGGCGAGCGCGTGGTGATCTGGCCGGACAAGGTGATCGTCTATTATGATACGACGACGGTGCCGGTCGGCTGGAGGATGGAGAGCCTGGGCGCCGGGACGGCGCCGGGCGACCTGACGGGCGGGACCATCGGGGACGGCACCTATGCGGGCGTGCAGGCGGAGCTGAACACGCTGTACCATCCGAACGCGAGCTTCGACTGGACGACGTTGTTCAAGGAGGGCGACGGCCTGACAATCAGCGGCACGTCCGGCCGGCAGAACGACATGACCGTTGTGGTGCGGGAGATCGAAGGGAATCAGCTGCGCTTCAACGTCAACACGTTTGCGGCGGAGGAGACGCTGAGCAATGCGGTGACGGTGAAGCGGGCCGTGCCGGACCTGGACTACATCTGCTCGAACGAGAACAGGGTGTGGGGCTGCAAGGACGACACGATATGGGCCTGCAAGCCCGGAGACCCGCGCAACTGGTATGTGTTCGACGGCATATCGACGTCCAGCTGGTTTGTTCAGAGCGGCACGGCGGGCAGGTTTACGGGGTGCGTCTCTTACGGCGGCTACCCCGTTTTTTTCAAAGAGGACCAGATCATCAAGGTTTACGGCAACCGGGCGACAAATTACGAGCTTTCGACGGCGCCGCAGCCGGGCGTGATCGACGGCGCGGACAGGAGCCTGGCTGTGGTGGGTAGCGCGCTGATGTATCTGAGCAGGGACGGCTTTGTCCAGTACACGGGCAGCTATCCGCGGAAGATCGATGCGGCCCTGGACACGCGGTATGTTGACGCGGTGGGCGGAAACGACCGCATGAAGTATTATGTATCGGCAAAGCAGGCAGACGGCACGGATGAGATGCTGGTGTACGACATCCGCTACGGGTGCTGGCACCAGGAATCCGGCACGGCGGCGTACATGGCGTACAGCTACGGGCTGGTGTCGCTGATGCACACGAGCCTGGGCAATGAGGAGGCCACGTGGTGGATCGTGATCCTCGGCGACCCGGTGACGCTGCCGCCGGAATACGCGGGCACAGAGGTTCCGTATTACTGGGTAAACTACGTGGAGTTCGGCGACTGGGACATGCAGAGCTTCGACAGCAAATACCCGACAAGGGTATGGCTGAGAGTGGACGGGACGCCGGACGCGCGGCTGAGCAGCGAAGACCCGAGCATGAGCATTTTGGTGGCCGTTTCGTATGACGGCGCAGAGTTTGAGAACGCGGGGCAGTTTTTCCTGCCGGAGGCCCGAAAGAGCGCCTACCTGCCGCTGCCGATCCGGCGGTGCGATCATTTCAGGCTGCGGATAACGGGCGTGCTGGGCGCGTGGACGCTGCGGGCCATCGAAATGGAGCTGTACGCCGGGCCGGAGAGCAGAATCCCATAAGGAGGGGAGAGACATGAGCAGCGCAAGCATCAGGAAAAAGACAAAGAGCGACGCGCAGATCCGCGCGGAGAACGAGGCGAAGCGCGAGGCCGCGGGGCTGAACGACCACAAGAGGACGACGCCGCACGTGACGGAGCGGATCGACAAGCCCACGGGTGATTATGACCTCTTTGACCTTGTGGGCAAGAGCTGGGGCGGCGGCCAGAGCGGCGACACGTACATCGACCCTGTTAAGAACAGGGCGTACTACGCGCCGGAGACGCCGGCCACGGGCGTGCAGGGCGCTTCGGACGTGGGGACGGGCTACCCGGGGCTGTACCCGCAGTACGGGCCCACGGGCGGCGCGAACAACGCGCTGCCGGGGCTGACGGGGACCGGGACCGGAAACGTGCCCGGCGTGGGCGGTATGGCCGCGCCGGCGGCCGCGGGCGGCGGCAAGGACTACACGACGCTGGGCGGGCTCCAGGCACAACTCAACACGGCGCTGGATTTGCTCAACGGCCGCGGGGAGTTCCAGTACGACGTGGAGCGTCCCATGGACAACTACAACCGGGCCATGGAGCTGCAGCAGCAGCTTGAGAACCGCGAACCGTTCTCGTACAACTACCAGGACGACCCGCTGTGGGGCATGTATAAGCAGGCGTACACCCGGGAGGGCGTGCGCGCCCAGGAGGATGCGCTGGGGAAGTATGCGGCCATGACGGGCGGCATGCCGTCCTCGGCGGCCATTGCGGCGGCACAGCAGCAGCGCAACTACTACAATGCGCAGATGACGGACATGATCCCGGAGCTGCAGAAGCTCGCCTACGACATGTACGTCAAGGACTACGACATGGCCCGGAACAACATCCTCAACAGGATCGACCTGGCCAACACGGACGACAGCATGTACACCAGCGACCGGAACTTCGCCCGGAACGTGTACAGCGATTACAATAACTTGCTGTATGACAGGGCCAACATCTTCGGCGACCTGTACACGAGCCAGCGCAACTACGATTACCAGGCGGCGCGAGATGCGATCGAGGACGCACGGTACGCGGACGAGACGGCGTACAGCAGGGGCCGTGACGCGATCAATGATGAGCGGTATGACCGGGAGTGGGACTACGGTGTGAGCCAGGACGAGCTGGCGCGTCAGGACGCGCTGGCCAAGACGGCGGCGTCCATGGGCGACTTCTCGCGGTACGAGGACATGGGCATTGACGCCTCGCAGGCAAACGGGACGATGTATGCCTACGGCGACGGCGGGCAGACCTACACCATCGGCAGTGGCCGGGGCAAGTCCTTTGTTGAGAGCGCGCAGCCCGGGCAGACGATGACCGGCGGCGACGGCAGCCAGTGGCGCAAGAACGAGGACGGGTCCGTCACGATCACCAGGGGCGGGCAGACCTACACGCTGGCGGTGCCCCAGGAGCCGACCGCGGGACTCGGCGGCGAGGGCTCCATCTATACGCAGCTGGCCAACCTGGGCGCGCGGGACTATGGCACGGCCTATGAGCTGCTGCGCATGGGCGGTTTCAGCGAGACGGACAGCAACCGATACGCCAAGGCGTTCGAGGAGAGCTACGGCGGCGGGGGCAATTATTCCTCCGGCGGCGGAAACGGCGGCGGAAACGGCGGGAAGAAGTCGAGCGAGGAGACGAGCGTCAAGGAGGACAAGCCGTCCGGGAAGCTCACCGTCGGGAATAATCATACCGAGGACTGGGTGGACATCGAAGGATACGGCCGCGTGACCGGCGATCGTCTGGATCAGCTGCTTGCGAACCAAACGGTCAAGATGTACGTCGAAAACGGTAAAGTCTATTACAGGCTGGCCAAGCCCGTCAGCGGCATTGGCATCGAATAAGGGGGCTCGGCAATGAAGATAAGTGATGTTCTGAAAAAGTGGACCCCCGAAGAGGAAGAGGAGGAGACCTCGGTAAAGCGGACCGGGGTCTCCTCTGCAAACAATTCGGGCAATGTCAAAAGCAAGATGAAAGTGAGCGACGTAACCGACAAGTGGAACAGGTCGTATACCGTCGCAACCGATAAACACCGCAAGCCGGAAGAGCGGAAAACCAAGTGGACGTACACCTTCACGCAGCCGGAGGACGAGTGGCGATTCCCGGAGCCGGAGGCGCAGTCTCAGACCGGCGTGGGCGGCATGGCGCAGGGCTTTTACTGGGGCGACAACTGGACCGGCGACGGTTCCGGGCGCACGTGGTCGGCGCTGGGCGACCGCGAGATGATGACGGACAAGCAGCGCGCGCTGGCTGACAGGCTGGCGGAGTACAACACACTGTCCACGAGGCCGGACTTTAAAAAGTACAGCACCTACGACCCGAGCCTTGTCGACGACCCGCTGTACGGCGCCGTGAACGGCGACCGGCAGGCGCAGATCGCGCTGCAGAAGGAGGACCCGGAGGGCCTGCGGGCGATGATCGGCACGGACAAGAGCTTTGCCCGCCAGATGAATCCGTATGAGCTGAGCCGGTACAACTACATCCGCACGACCCGCGGCGCGGAGGCCGCGGACCAGTACCTGGAGGACATCCGCAGCGACCTGCAGAGCAGGCAGATGGACGAGAGGCTGAGCAAGGCGGAGGCGTTTGCGGACAGGCATCCCGTCGGGGCGCAGCTGCTGTCCTATGCGATGCCGAGCGAGCTGGGCATTTACGGCGCAGTCGGGGACTGGGCAAAAGGCGAAAAGCTCGATCCGAACGCCGGGTACAGGACGTGGAGCCGGATGCAGACGGCGCTGAGAAGCGCGGACAGCAGTGCGGTTGAGCGTGAGGTCAGCCTTCATTTCGGCGAGGCCGCGGGCAAGCTGGCCGGGAAGGGTTACAATCTGCTGACGAGTTACTCGGACAGTCGTATCAACCAGCTTATGTTCCCGGGAATGGAGGCGGTGCCTCTGCTGCGCATGGGCGCACAGGCGGCGTCTCACGCGCTGGATGAGGCACAGGCCCGCGGTCTGAACGACAACCGGGCGCTGGCGCTGAGCCTGATCGCCGGCGCGGCGGAAGTGGCGACAGAGCAGTATTCCCTTGAAGCGCTGCTCAATGCCGATCCCGTGAACGAGGGCATGATCAGGACGCTCTTCAAGCAGATGGCTGCGGAGGGCAGCGAGGAAATGGCCTCCGAGGCGATCAACGCGGTGGCGGATTACATGATCAGCGGCGACAAGGCCGAGGCGCGCCAGAGCTACTTCAAGCACATCAACGAGGACCACATGTCGCCGGAGAAGGCGAGGCTTGCGGTCTGCGCAGAAATCGCGGGACAGATTGTCGAGTCCGGCATCGGCGGCGCGCTGATGGGCGGCCTGGGCGGCGTTACGATCGCCGGCATGTCCGAGCTGGGCGCATATCAGACGGGCAGAGACCTGCACACGATGACCCAGAGCTACGAGGTGCCGGGCAGCAGGTTCCAGCACGCGGCAGACTGGGGCGACGTGCAGCGCGGCGTGATCACAGCGGCGCAGCAGCAGCCCGTGGGGACGCGCGCCAAGACGCTGGGAGATCAGGCACGGGCGAAGATCGACGCGGGCGGACAGCTGAGTGACCTGGAGTTCGGCCGGCTGTACACGGCCCTGGACGCCCAGCAGCAGGCGCTGCAGGAGCGCACCGACGAGCGCGTGCGCGAGAAGCTGCAGCAGCAGGGCGAGGACATCGAGCGCCAGACCCAGGACACGCTGCTGGATCTGGCCCGCGACAAGGTGGCCGAGGAGACCGGCGTGGACATGACGCAGGCGGTTGAGGAGGCCCCGGCGGAATCGCGCCAGAATGAGGCGAGAGCCGCTGAGACTGCGCAGAAGGAAACTGCCCGCGCCGAGGAGAAAACGAGCCGTAGCGAGGAGCGGAGCGAAGCGGCGGAGGTCGAGGACGAGACCGAGTTCGTGGAGCTGGGCGGCGAAGAAAACGAGGCCGCGTTTGCCGAGCTGCAGGGCGAGGAGGAGACACGGGCCGAGGCTCCGCAGACGCAGACGCAGGAACGCACCAGCCCGTCGCTGCGGACGATGAACACGCGGATGACGGAGGCATACAAGGAGGCGTTTGACCCGGCTCAGCTGGAGAAGGTGAAGAGCGCCTTCGGGGAGGCCGGGCAGAAGGCGCTGACGGACAACTACAAGGGCGAGCAGATGACGGCGCCCTACGTGCGCGGCTTTATGGCGTTTTACAACGCCGGTCTGACCGGGACGCGTGCGTCCGACGTGAGCCTCGGAGCGAGGACGCTGATCTCCACCGACACGGCGGTGCGGGCGTGGGCCGCAGGGCGGCAGGATGCGCAGGCGAAAACCGCGCAGCTCAAGGCGCAGAAGGGCAGCGTGGCCGTGGTGCAGAATCCCGGCATCGATTACTCGGACGCCAAGACGAGCGAGTGGGCCGCGAAGAACGGCGAGACGGCCAGACGGGTGAATCAGCTCACGAAGGCCCTCGGTATGAGCATGACGGTGGAGGACATCATCAGGGTCGGCAAGACCGGCGAGGCAAACGCCCAGCTGCTGAACGCGCGCCTGACGCTGTCCAACAACGCGGAGAAACGCACGGCAACGTACCGCGGCGAGAACATCAGCAATCCCGTGATGTGGACCATCGGCCACGAGGTGGGCCACCGCCTGCGCGAGCTGGCGCCGGAGGCGTTTGACGCGCTGACGAAGACCATGCCGCAGGAGGCAGTGCGGGACATCGAGTGGCAGCAGTACGCCTATGCCAAGGCCGGCGTGGACGAGAAGTTCGAGAGCGCGGCGGAGGAGGCTGCGGCCAACTACGTGGCCGACCTGCTGGAGGGCGGTCAGGTGCTGGACGAGTTTATTGACCGGCAGACGCGCGCCGGGAACAGGAACGTGCTGCAGAAGCTCGGCGACATGATCCGCAGAGTGTACCGCGACGTCAAGGCGTACCTGTCCGGCGACGAGGCCAGAGCGATCCGCCAGAGCATCAAGAAGCTGGAGGCGGCGCTGGACGCGGCGGCGGAGCAGGCGAAGAAGAACGCGAAGAACGGCGTGACCGCGGAGGCGAAGGCTACCCAGCAGGCGCTGTATCACGACGCGACGACGGCGGCCGAGGTCGAGGCGTCCGGGCCGGATTACTCTCTGGTCATGGATCAGGCGCTGCTGGACCGGCTGAACAGCGAGGACACGGTGACGGTTTACCGCGCGATGCAGCTGATCGACGGTGAGCTGTATCCGCCGATGGCGGCGAAGGTCAAGAGCGCGGACGGCAAGAAAACGCTTGTGGAGCCCACGAAGATCGGCGACTGGTACCAGGCGGACGAGCACCCGGAGCTGGTGAAGAACGGTAAGTTCGAGCTGGACAAGGGGAATGGCAGCAGTATCAATGCCGCGTACAATCCGTACTTCCACACGAGCGCGTCCCCGCTGAATGACCAGTTTTCGTCTGCCTATGATAGGCCGAATCTGGTGGTGGTGGAGGGCGTGATCCCGCGCAGCGAGCTGACGAGCGGCTACAGGGCCGAAGGCGCGAAGGACAGCGTGGGCGAGACCAGATGGCACAGCGGACCTGTGGCGTCACAGCTCAAGGGCGACAAGGCGCGGCGCGTGTTCCTGTCCAGATGGTTCCAGGCGCAGCGCATCGTGCCAGACGCGGAGGTGGCCGGGATCGTTGCGGAGACGTTGCGGGGCGAGAATATCTCGGTGCCCGAGAACGTGGTGACGCCGGGACTGAGAGACGCGCTGCGCGAAGCGGGCGTGGAGGTCGGCCCGGCACAGGCCCGGTACCGGGCCGACCTCCACGCCCGCTTC